GCCGCCAGAGGTTTTTGTAAAGATCCCACCATCAGTAGTATTAATACCAATCTCACCTACATCAAGATCAGAGGTAGTAGGATCACTTGTACCTCTTTTATGTAGTAGTTTGGTAGCCATTTAAAACGTGCCCCCGTCGATCTGTCCAACTGAGAGTACACCAGTAGATGGATTATAACTTAAATTACTATGTGATTCAATACCTTGTGAACCAGTTTGTCCATCTATAAAAGTTATATAAACAGTTTCACTAGAACCACCATGTGCAGTGCCTGTAACATTTGTAGCTGTTGCAGCAGTTGTAGCTGTAGCTGCATTACCAGAAGTGTTCTGAGTACCAGATGTATTTACACCGGGAAGGTTTATGTTTGCAGAACCATTAAATGATACTCCACCTATAGTTCTAGTGTTTGCTAGTATTGTAGCAGTTGCAGCATTACCAGATGTATTCTGGTTTCCAGATAGATTTACACCGGGAAGATTTATACTAGATGATCCATTAAAACTTACACCACCTATATCTCTTGCGGTTTGTAATGTAGTAGCAGTAGTTGCATTACCTTCTAATGACGCAACTAATGTACCTGTTGTAAGGTTTAAATTACCAGTTGAACTAGCTGTATCTGTTGTTGTACCTACAGTAAACTTATCAGTACTTTCGTCAAAACCTATAAAAGCATTATCACCAGTTGAACCTCTTTCAATAAGGATTCCACAGTCGTTAGCGTTAGAACTAGCACCGCTATTAAGTTCCATTAAAGGATCACTTACAGTTGTGTTTGTAGTATTAACTGTAGTAGTTGTACCGTTAACTATTAAGTTACCTGTAATAGTAACATCATTACTAAATGTTTTGTTACCAGCTAGAGTTTGTGCTGTTGTTAGATCACAGAAAGCACCAGATCCACCAATTTTAATTACTGATGCAGCATTACTACCACTTGTACCTTCTCCATAATATAGTATATCATCACCTTCTGTAAACGCTAATTCAGCGTTTGCTAAAGCTGAACTACTAGGTGCTGTTGACCCAGTAGATCTTTTTATTCTTAATTGAGCCATTTTTAAAAGGAACCTCCGTCCACAATTGTTGATTTAGTTGTTGTTGAATCTGCTTTGAACTCTGATGTCGCTGCATCATAGTATACAAGAGATTGATCGACTTTAGTGGTGGTATTTGCTTTGAATGTCTGTAGCAAAGATATAAGGGGGTTTGCTATGTCTGACGCTTCTTGTGCAAAGAATAAAGACTGGTCTTGGTTATTATTTAGATCAGTAGCTCTCACTGATGAGCCTGTAGCATAGACAGCCTGAGGCGAGTCCATACCTGTTTTTCTAAATATTAATATAGTAACACCAGTTTTAGGAGCTCCGTTAGTCTCTTGTTTTAATGTTTCAAATGCAGATGGTGAGCTTCCAAGAGCATTAAACTGGATGGAGGTTGCTGTTGGAAATGTGTATTTAGTTGTTGCAAGTATCGTCCCATCGAGAGATACTTTTATGTCTTCAGTTTTTAGATAGGGAAAAGGGAAGGTTAGTTGTGCACCACCGGCTACACCTTTAGAACCATCCCCTGTATATTCCTTTGTAGTTGTAGCCATTATTTATTTATATTTAAAATGTCTGTAGTTTGTTTTCTTTTTAGTAGCTTTTGACGTTTAGCTTCTTTCTGTTCTGATATTAACTCTGCAACGTCTGGTGTTTGCATAATTGATGCCCATGCTTTACGACGAGCTTTCTGAAAAATTTGATCTATTTTACCATTATGCCAGTAGTTTCTTGCATCATATTGTGCACGTTTACCATCACGTATATCCTTTCTCATTTGTTCTAAGGATGCAAGTGCTCTTGGATCTTTAGCTAGCTTATCTAGCTCACGTTCTAAGTTTAAATTACCTAAAGCTTTTTGAAATTTAGATCGAATAGCTGGGCTGTCAGTTAAGTTTGTACTGTCAGGTGCATAGTAAGTTGAAAGTCTTAGATCATATCCACTGTTAAACAAGAATTGTCTACCAACACCTTGGTCTAAGTTTAAACTTATAGGACTAAAAGTATTATAAGCTCTAGTTAAAAAGTCCCAATCGTTAATCGGTTTACCATTTAACATATCATATTTAATTGGTACATCTTCACCGGGTAACGCTTCAGCATATAAGTTACGGTTTCGGAGAGATTGATCAATACCAGACCCTATCTCACGCATGTATGGTATAAATAGTTTACCTAATTCATTACGTAAACCAGCAAGAGGTAGAGAGTTATTAGCTAATGATGCTAAGATTCTTTCTCCTTGGCCGGGTCTACCACCAAATAAATCTACAAACGACTGCATACCAGCAAGATATGACTTAGCTGTAAAGGCTTGTGCTACTACTAATGATATTTTCTGTAATTCTTTTTCTGTCCACTCTTCACCCATAAGTAAACTAGCATCACCAACGTCAGCTATTGTCGACATAATAAGATTAAAGGGTTCAAACTGGTCGTAACCAACACGAACTGCACCTATCTTAATAGTTCTTGGTTCATACTTAGCATCTAACCATAACTGTCTTTTCTGCCTGTCAGCTGGTCCATTACCTGTAAGATCTCCACGCATCCATGCCTGTGTAGCCATAAATACAAGAGCAGATCCCATTGCAAATCTACCAGTTTGTAACGCTTTTGCATTAGCTAGTTCAACTGCATTAGTTATTCCATAACGCTCTACATTCTTAAGATTACTAGGTGTAGCAAATGCTATATCATTAAACTCTTTAACAAAGAAGTTAAGACCGGGTGTATGTTTAGCAGTTAATGCAAGTCCATTAACACCAGTTCTAGCAAATAGAAAGAAAGGTCTAGCCCAAGGAGCAGCACTAAATACATCGTTAAGACCTTTTGCAAAGCCTGTGAGTTCCTGTGTAAGTGTTACTTCTTTACGTGCAAACTTTGTAGCTTCGTCAACTATGTTACCATTTGAGTCAAATACCTGACTATAGAAATCATCTTCATATGCACGCATAACTTCAGGAGTTATTTCAGGTAATTTTATACCGTCCCCTGACTGTAAATCTAGAACATTACGCATAGCCTTCTCACGCATCTTAGCACGACCTATGATATATGCAAAAGCATCATCAGTTGCAGCCATAAGCTTAGTTGAGTAAGTAAGAAAATTACTATTGTTCATGGATCTAGCCATGTTTGCTATACCAAATGCAGCACGTTCACCAAAATTAGCTCTACCACTATCTTCTGCCCATCTACGTATTAGTTCCCAGTTTTCGTCACCACGAGTAAACTCAGAGAAACGTGTCTTAATAGAAGATATATCACCTTTCCAATAAGAGTTTAATCTAGACCTAAATAAGTCAAATGATTCTGGTATAGCTTCTATCATAGCGTTCATGGACGCAAGCCCTGCACGTATGGTAGCACTATCTTGTTTAAATGGATAACGTAATGTAGCTCCTAATGTTGTAGCTAAAGGACGTGAAAGTGTTGCAATAGATGTACCCATAATAGCTCGAGCTGGAGTTTTAGGTCCAGACAGTATGCTATGAGTCATTACACCTTCAAGCTCACGTATCATTGTACCTGTACGGTCTGGTCCTTTAGGATCTAGTTGACCTCCAAGTATAACTTTACGTGCAAAGTTGTCAAAATCATCTAATGAGTTAACATCTTTCATCATAGAAAACGCTTCAAACAACGCATTTAGTAAATCATCACTAGCGTCCTCTTTAGCTATCTTTAATACTGATAAAATAGAATCTTTTGCATCTACCATATCTGCTTGAACTGCATCTTCTATGGCAGAAACTCTCTGTTTACCAGCCTGTAGATTTCTAAATGAATCAGATTTAATAAACCTAGCTTTCTTTGTATGATATAATGCAGTTAACATAGTATCAACAATCTGTTTAGCCGGTCCATCTATGTCATCAAGGCTTACTAAATCAGCTATTTCTCTACCAGCTATGCCAGTATCTCGTAACTGTTTAAGTAATGACCCTACAACTAAGTCAGTTATTACAACATTCTTAGATGTAAATATTTCTACACCATCTACAACGTCAGGTCTAGCTTCTATTAGTTCTTTTAAGTACTCGTTTGGAGTCATTTCTACAGCGTTTCTACCCTGTGTAATTGATTGATGACCCTCTACAGCTTCTTTAAAAGTTCTAGCAAGTTTAACTCTATCTCCTTTTGCAGCCTTAAGTTCTTTTGCAAACTTTTCACTACTTATTAATCCACGTAAAATACGTTCAACTTGTGCTTCATCTGTACCACCTTTCTCTGCTATACGTTCACGTTCTAATGGTCTAGTTACAGAGCCCGTAGACCCTTCTTCTTGACCCCATTCTTTACGTGTACGGGATAGCTGATTACGTGCTACATCAGGATCTACCTCAGATGTGTGAGCACCTTGATGTGGTTGAGATACTGGAGAGTTTTTATCTGCACGAAACTGGATTTCTCCTTCACGTATCTGTGCAACAGCAGCTTCTGTACTTTGTTTAGCTACGCTCTCGTTTCTGTCTGTTATTTGTTTTAATACTTTTTTTGATCCTTTACCTAAAAGATAAGCTGCACCGTCAAAGAATAAGCCTATACCCATTCCCTCTACAATGTTTTTTATCTTCATTACTACAGGAGAATCAGTATCTCTTGTAGCTAGTGGAGTATCAAACCATCCATATCTTTCACGTAAAGCACCCATAGCGTTCATGCCATCGGACTCTTTAGATATAAGATCAGATGCAGCTCCAACTCCCATAGCTCTGACTACACTGCTTGCACCAAGTAGCTTTGTAGCACCAGCAGCTAATACTGGAACACCAGTAGCTGCTATGCCTTTTGCGGCTACTACTGTCCCAGCTGCCATAGATCCAAAATGTACAAGCCCCCGTAGTTGCTTACCCCACCATGTTTTTGTTTCGATAGGATTATCTTGATTTACAAATGGATCCCAGTCAGGTTTGTAGTAACCTTGTTCTTCGATCTCTTTCTGCATTGTGCCGTCCAATGCTTCTTTAGTTCTCTCAGCAAATGTAGTAGTAGATGAAACGGTGTCTTGTAATCCACCAGATAAAATCGACTGTCCTTCTTTTGCTAATGCTTTAAATCCCCACTTCTCGGCATCTCGTGGATCGTTTTGTGTAGCAAGAGCTTGTGCTTCAGTTGCCTGCTCTTGTTTTGCGACTTGAGCCTTAGCTGCTTCGTCTTCTTGAATTGTGTCAGCAAGCTGATCTACTTGATCTGTAATATAATCAGCTGCCTGTTGATCTATTTCTAAATTAAGATCATCCATATGTATACCTTAGTATTATTTAATTGGTGTCATTTGTAACAGTGCCTTAGCCGCTGCTGGTGACAAATTATTGAAATGTAAAAATGGTGTATCTTTTAGCTCAGGTACAGCTTCAAGTAGTTGTGCATTGTCTTCGTCTGAGATAGTTGTCTGTTGCTTGTAGCTAACATCTACACCACCTATAACCTGTTGACGTTGTATATTTGATCTAAGTTTACGTATAATAGAATCCGCATTGATTGCACTTGTGTCTGGTACTGTGTTAGTCATCCATTCCTGATTCTCAGGTTTAGATATAACCTCTAAAGTTTTAGTTGGATTAGATTTATTAAGTAACTTATTCTGATCGCCTATGTTATCTTTTAATTCTGTACGTTCTGGTAAGGGACTTAGCACTCCATCTTTTTTTGGTTTATCTTTACTTACTTTATTAACTCTAGTTTCAAAGATTTCTTCTGGTGTAAGATATGCACCATCAGCATTTTTTATAAAGTTAAAACGTAAATAGTATGATGGATACCTTGAACGACCTTTAGTTCGTATATATTCACGAGCTATATCTAAATGAGGTTTTTCGCCAGCCCACTCTTCTGTACTATATATTAAAGTAGGATCTTTAGCAATAGCGTTGGTTGTTGCTTGTAAATCTAAAGTAGCTTGTGTATTAATGTATAACTGAGTCTCTTGGTCAAAGTCTCCTTTTTCCATTTTATCTAAAGTTTCACGCTTTGCTGTACTAAATGCTGTAGCTCTAGCCTGTCCTCCGACAACAAGTTCTTTAAATCTTGAAGTGTAAAATTCTTTAGCGTTATCTCTGGTAACAAGATACTGGTCAGTTTTAGCTTGATTTAAGTCTTTTAAATCTTTAGCTTCCTTGGTAATAGCAATGATACGTTCGTCAACAGCGTTAGCTTCATCAGCTGTAAATGCACCTAGTTCTGGAGTATTGACATACTGCATCTGAGTATCACGTGTATCAGGATCTTGTATTTTCATTATCATTGATTCAGTTACTGGTAAGTTCTTACTTCTTCTAATAGTAATTTCAGTAACAATCGCTTCATCATCAAGTTCTCTGCTTGTCTGCATATCTTTTATAAAGTTGGGTAACTCTTCATTTTTTGTTATGCTAAACTTTTGTTTAAATCCAAGAATATATCTTTGATCTTCTTCAAAAGTTCTATCTTCTGACATATGTTCTTTATGTTCATTATCTTCCCAGTCAAGCATCTTAAATTTCTTATCATCTAACTCGTCAGTTAAGTCGGCATCAGATGCTAAAACTAATCCCTGTAATCTTTGATACCCTAACTTAGCTCCTTTTGGTGCGTTTTTAGAATTTAATGTACCCTCTGAACCATCAGCAAACTTAAACTTGACATTTGTCATTAAATCACGTAGCTGTTCAACATCTATACCGCCCTGTGGATCAGCAAATACAGTTTCAACTTTATCAAAATATTCTTTAAAAGCTGTTTCACTAGCTAAACCGGGACTCATACCTCTAGCTTCTAGTATAGCTTTTTTAGATGTAATCCATCCATTTTCTCCCGTCATTTCTTCACCGATAGTTTCCATGTTTTTAAACATAGTACCAACTTCGATAAGGTCTTGGCTTTCTGCTTCTTTTTTTATTAGATCGTCTTGAGTTGTAGTCCACTCTTTAATTAACTTCTTTCTTTCTATAATTAAACCTTCAGAAAGATGTCTACGAACTGCACCTAGACTTAATGGTCTCAACCCAGCTGATCTTCTTCCTCGTTGTATCTGCTGAAAATAGGCTATAGAATACTGATTAACCATATTATAGGCTTCATCAAATGTTTCAGCATCTTGTAAAGTTTTTTCCAGTCCCGGAAAGTTAGCATCTTTAGAGCTTAGACTAAAAATTTGTGGAAGCTCAAGATTAGCTCTTGATAAATTAGCTCTGTCTGCTTGATCTTCTCTATAAGTAAAAGAGCCAGCTGTAAGTATACGTGCTACATCTTTTGCTTCTTCTCTATCTTTTTGTGATTTAGATACATCGTTTGCATCTCTTTCAGCATCTGCTGCAAGTTCTAAACCTTTTTGATGTGCCTTTTTAAGATCGCCTTCATTTTTTAGTTGTTCCTCTAAAAGCTCTTTAGATGTAAGCCATAAGTCATCTGTGTTTTGAAACTTATCCCTTATTTCATTAGCATCATTAATCTCTTCTTTGTAGTTACCTACACCTTTTACTAAACCTTCAAGACTTGCTAAATTGTCATCTCTGTTTTTAATACGGAGCTTCTCAAGCTCTACCATTTGATCGTAGAAAGCTTGAGTGTCCTTGATGCCAGCGTCAATTTCTTTATTGACTGCACCGCTTAGGTCAGGATCAGTCGCTAAATAGTTAGTTGACTGACGACCTTGATAGGATGATGTCATAGTTACCAGTTTTTCTTAATGTTTGTTATACCAGATCCTATACCAACAACTGTACTTGCAAGACTTAATGCACCACCAAGATAATTAGTTGGAGGCATCATTACAGGTGAACCATATGCAGCTGGTATTCCTAAT